CCTTGGCCACGACCTAGTGGATCCTGATTAGAATTTAGATGACTGATAATCATCTTCTTTACTGAATCATTATTATGTTCTTGATGTGCCGCGCTGGCGAGTTTAGTAGCAACTCTATCCTCTACTGAGGCACCCTCACTCCCAACGTATGTCCAGTGCCATCCACCTGGTGACAATCTAAAGTTCTCCTCATCAGGTAAGTCCCTCTTCATGTCAGTGAGTGTGTATTTCTCTAAGAAAGAGAAGTCAAACATCTTTGTTCCTATCCATTTTGGATAGTCTTCATAGTCAAAATCAAGAGTTTGTGACCTATAAACACCTGTCTTTTCAACATAGTTCAGGTAGCACATACAATACTCTTGAGCAAAGTTATAAACTTTACCAGGAGTATAGAAGTCAGTCATGTTTTCAATGACTTCTGGGTTAGGAATCTCATCAAGATCACTCCAAATGATGACATCCTCAGAGTCACAGACGGTATCAAGAAAGTCTGCAATACTATTCTTCTGAAAAGCATCATTCTGATGACACCTTACAGGTGTATTGTATCGTCTCCCCAGTTCATCTAATTGTTGATCTGTGGGGAGTGGTACAACATTGTGAATAATCTTGTCTTGGAACTTCTCGAACCTATCTTTGTTCTCAAGATAGTAAAGTGGTTTGTCCAAACCTGAGAATGTCTTGGTCGCTTCATTGATAACAAAATGATCAACAAAGGGATAGAGTAGATTCAATCTGACTTCAAGAAGATCCAGTTCATTAAAGAACAAGAATACATCAAATATTTTCATTTTCAACTATTGACAAGATTATATACTTTTTCAGATAATTCATTCTTAATTGCTACCAAATTACATCCACTAGCTTCAATCATATCTTGACGAATCCTTTGATAAATTTCATCATTTAATTTTGTAAGCATTTGATCATTGTGTGGATAATATGGATGTGCAGGTTCTACTCTAAGTAGAAATAAAGACCATACATCTTTATCAAACCAACCCACTAGGTCATCAGGATTTAGATTTCTATCTAACATTGTAGATGCAAATTCAAACTGAACAATATCAGTTTTATTATTAATTATATTTTTTCCTCCATTAAATACATCAATTTCCATACCCTCAATATCAACTTTTAAAAAGTCAATGTGATCGATATCATTTTCTTCACAATAACCATCAAGAGTTTTTATGGGAAATACAACTCCTTGACTATGTGATCTAGTATGAATTGTTCTAAAAACAAATGATTGAGTATTGGGGTAGTATTCTAGTTCTCCTTCCTTTTCTCCGAGACCAAAATCATTCAAAGACACTGAAACATTGATTCCATCAGGAGCTTCTAAAGATTCTATTTGATCAATAGCATTATTTAAAAATTCAGGGACTGGTTCAAATAAATGAAACGATCTAGAATCGTCAGTAGAGTTTCTAAGATATTCAACATCATCTCTAGATCCAATATCAAAGACAACTTTTATCTCTGATTTAATTTTATTAAAAAAATCAATCTCAACACTGGGTTGGTATTCAAATGGTTTAGTCATGGTTTGTACTCAAAATGTTTCTTTAGATCAGGTCGAAATAATAATCAGTCTATCGTCGTATCCGCCAAAATCACAGACATAAGCATCATCTTGAAATTCTTCTGGAACATGTGGGAAGATAATGTCTGGGTTGTATGAGACATCTTCGATGATAACATATCCACCTTTGTTCATCTTGGGAAGATACAATTCCAGAAGTTTCTGGTGACTCTCAGGAGTGTGAGGACCATCATCGATGAGGATGTCAATACCACCATCAATCTTATCTACCATTTCCTGAGTGTATGCATCAGAGTCAACGAACTGAACACCATCAGATAACCAGTCTTCAACATATAGTTTTTCTTCTTTGGTGCCACCGAGTTCTTGCAGAAACTTAAAGTTATCAATACCAATGATCGTTGCTCTCTTAGAGAAAAACTCTTTCCATAACTTCAAAGAAGCTCCAGAACGGACACCAATCTCAACCAAAGTGATTTTCTTATTTCTCAGTGGTTCAAACTTCTCTTGATAGAATCCATCAACAAATGTCTTTGGGGTTCCTTTATCTGTCCCGTATCTTGGGTTTGTCGTAATGTTCAGGTTGTATTCTTTTAGAATTTCTTGTAATGTTTTCATAATTCAATTCTCAATAACAGTCCATTCTTCGGGATAAAGGTCACGACAATCATTTACTGCCTCTAGGATAGGTCCATACCAGTGTTCAGGAACGATGACAGAGTTGGTCCGACCCTTCTGTAACCAAGCTCCCCACCATCCCAGAGAGGAAGAAGAGAGAATAGCTCCATTACATAAAGACATTAGACACAGGTCAGTATATGGAACCTTAGAACGTTTGTGAGATCCATCTCCCTCCAAACACAGGTGTTCATATTCAGGAACATCCGTATTTATTAAGAATCTATCATCGTCAAAGAACTCTTGTTCTGCACACCACTCAGGATCATCAGAACAAACGAGGACATATGCATTTTCATCAAAGTGCTCAAGGGCCCTTTTATAATAATCAAAGGTCATCATACGATAGTAATCCTCTCGTCCCACATTGTCACCACGACGAACATGAAGAAAGAGAATGTTCTCAAATGAAGAGATAAATTCATTACAAGGTTCAAGAACTTCATCCTTGAATGCAAAGTCTGATCGAATCTCTTGTTCAATATGTTTGAAATATTTCTCAGTTTGGAGATACCCATCAAGGTTTGTTCCATCCTCAAAATTATTGAAGAGATTCTCATCAAAACAATAACAACTTTCAGTTACATTCTCAATACCAGGATTACTACCCACCAATGCACCAAAAGATCCCATGGATTGTGGGGATACATTCCTATTCACAAATCCAATGTTCTTGTCCTTTAGGCCTGCTAATTTAAACGGGTGATGAATACCATAGTTAGCAAAGGTATCATGGTCATCAGGTGGAATGCACCAGTCATATCCATGATGTGCTGCAATTCCCCTCAATCCAGCATACTGAAAAAGTTGGTTTCCGAAACGACCATTCGTTCCGAGACGATCATATCCAATCATAGGTTTACAATGAAAATATCTTCAGTGATATTAAACTTGTTGTCCACAAATCTTACCCTATCACCATAGGTTTGGTCAAGGTATTCAGAGATTTGAGGTGTGACCCTTCTGTCGTTCTGAATATAAACCTTATATCCTCTGTCTAGGAGGTCTAGAGCCAAACGATACTGTTGACTCTCTGTGAGAATATCTGTCCCCTTCTTGTAGGTAATATACTCAAAGTAGTATGGGAGTTTGTGTGAGTTCATTGTATCCCAATAATCACATACGATCTTCGCATGTTCGTTATTGAAACCATCTGTAACATAACCTAGGTTATACTCTAGTCCTACACCCTTAGCGAAGTGTGCGAAGGCTCTGTTGTCTCTGGGAAGACAAGGACCACCATAACCTACACCCCAACCAAGATACTTCTTACCGATACGACTATCACATCCAACAGCACTTAGGACTGCGGTAACCTCATCACCACATCCTGCCATATGAAGGACATCACCTAACATATTAGCGTAACTAATCTTAGTTGTAAGGAAACAATTGACTGCAATCTTAGTAATCTCTGCAGACTTTGTACTCATAGTACAAACAATTGCTCTGTTGATTTGAATCTTCTTGTAGAGATTATCGATATCCTTTACGGTTGTATCGTTCTCCATAGATTGGTCAATACCAAGAAGAACCATATCGGCCTTCTTAAGATCACTCACAATACTACCCTGTGCAATAAACTCAGGGTTGTACATTACCTTCACATTGTTAGGAAGTTGTGAAGCGAATTGATTACAATCACCAGGGTTGGTAGTACAACCAATCACAAGATACTTTCTCTTCTTTACATCACTAAACTCTGATACAACTTGCCACACAGCAGATACATCATATGATCCATCATCATTGGATGGAGTTTGAACAAGAGTATAGATGAGATCACACTCATCAATTACTTCTTTGTTGTTAGTTGTTGCTCTAAAATTCTTTGATACCCTGAGTAGATCTTCTACTTCAGGTTCATTAGTTGTGATCTTTTTCTGGTTCAGATCATTTACATAATCCTCACGGATGTCTGATACCAGAACATCATAACCAGCTTGTTCACAAAGAAGGGCAAAACAGATACCCAATCTGCCTGCTCCGATAACTCCAATTTTCATAGTGTGAATGTAGGAATAGGTTGCATCTTGTGTTGATTCATTTTATTGAACCTTTGTAGAACTTCCAAACCAGGACCACTACCAGTTTCCATTGCTTCTTCTAGTTCAACATAGGAAGCACCAAGTTGATCCTCATCTGTTCGTTCATCATCCCATAGTCCGTCAGTTGGTTTAGCTTCAATAATCCTTGGATCAACTCCAAAGAATTTACCAAGTTCCCATACTTCAGTCTTATAAAGATCAGCGATAGGTGCAACATCCACCCCGCCGTCACCATATTTAGTGTAAAATCCTACACCATAATCTTCGACTTTATTACCAGTACCTACCACAAGACCTTTATGTTTTCCAGCAATCTGATACAAAGTAACCATACGAAGTCGTGAACGTGTATTGGCTAAAGAATGATTGTCTACATTGTCACTGTCAACACCAATAGTGTGACGAAAAGATTCAAATATATTAGTGAGATCATATCTCAATACAATCACATTTGAATAAATCCTCTCCAACCAATCAAGATGAATCTCAGAAAGTTCTTTTTGTTGTTCGTTCTGATGAATAGGCATCCCTATAGCGTATACAGGGTATCCAGTTTCAGCTGCTAGAGTTGATGATACAGCAGAATCAATACCACCAGACACACCAACTACAAAACATTCAGACGAACTTGTATCTTTATAGTCACTCAACCAAGAAGAAATATCATCCTTGAGTTGATTGTAATCATTGATTCTGTTCATTTATTTTAACCTCAATCCATTGATAAGTCTTACGAATACCCTCTTCAAGGGTTTGAGAATAATCCCAACCAAGTTTCTCACGAATAAGATCATTGTTTGAGTTACGACCACGGACACCCAGAGGTCCATCGATATGGATCTTCTGAACTTCCTTACCAGAAACTTTAGCAGCAGTTTCTACCAATTGATTGATAGTTACCATCTCCTCAGAACCAATATTCACCGGTCCCATAAAGTCACTATCCATTAATCGTCTAGTTGCTTCAATACATTCATCAATGAACAAGAAGGAACGAGTCTGTAAGCCATCTCCCCACACCTCGATTGCTCCACCTGACTCCGGGAGGTAAGCAACTTTACGGCAGATTGCAGCTGGTGCTTTCTCTCTTCCACCGTCCCAGGTTCCTTCTGGTCCAAAAATGTTGTGGTAACGAGCCACCCTGACAGGAATGCCATGGTTGCGATTGTAAGCGAAATATAGACGTTCAGAAAAGAGTTTCTCCCATCCATATTCCGAATCAGGGTTTGCTGGATATGCTGATTCTTCACGGCAGTCAGGGTTATCAGGGTCAAGTTGGTTATGTTCTGGATACATACACGCTGAACCAGAATAGAAGATCTTAGTGGGTTGATCAAGTGCAGGACGATTACATTCAGTCCAGTCCTTAACTACACCATCAAAGGTCTCATTAAGTTTACGAACTTCTTCCAATACATTTAGATTGATAGACACAGAGTTATGCATGATGTCTGCATCATTCTCACCAGTGAATACGAATCCTGCACCACCCATATCAGCAGCAAACTGATAGATTTCATCAAAGGGTTGAACATACTGATATGGAACATTTCCGTTATAGTTACCAGAATATCCTTTAAACTGAATAACTTCATTAACAACTCTCACATCGCGCAGATCTTCCTGAACAAATTCATTGGCTTCAGTTTCACCAAATTCTGGATACTTAACATCAACTCCACGCACCCAGTATCCCTCGGAACGCAGTCTCCTAACCATGTGACTACCAATAAATCCACCTGCACCAAGAACTAGTGCAGTTTTTGTATACTCACTCATTGTCATGTTTTGTCTATATGTATTATATGACTGTTAGGTTCAGATGTCAATTCTTCTGACACCATCAGCACCTTTAGGAAAATACTGAGTAAAGGCTTCACAACTATTGAGTTTTTCAACCAGAGCATCAACTCTTCCACCATCTCCACTAGACTTAGCGGCGGGGGCAGCGTGTCTGTGAGAATTGATTTCTTTCTTTAGTTCAGTGATAGTTGATTCAAGTGCCTTAAGTCTCCCTTCAACTTCAACATCATACTTCGACATAGCTGCTCCACTAGCAGATTTCGATGCTTTTCCTTGTGTTGACATTTGTTCAGTAATAATTATACGACCCTATTTATGAAAAAGGACGGGGGTCACCCGTCCTTCTAAAGGTCTTACATGCACGCCACTTGTTCTTTAGAGAAACAAGAAACTCATTGGGTTGTATCCCGACCAGGGCTAGTTTAGCGACCTACCGAGTCTGTAACATAACAAGGAACACCTTCTGGATCAAGCCATTTAGTATACTCTGGGTCATCAATAGCAGTCAATAACTGCATTTGATTATCAAGAAGATACATGTCACTATATCGTTTAGTGTATTCATTTGCTTTCTGAATACGATAGTCTGGCGTACCATTTTCTAGTGTACCAAACTCAACATAACGATATGGAAAACGTTCTAGTAAAACCTTCACACAACCTCCACAGATGAAAGATCTTCAGCAATACAATCAATCAGGATATCATAATCATCAAGTGGATCACCTGAAAATTCTACACCATCGTTCTCATAAAACTTGCGGATCTTCTTGTAAAGTTTCGGATTCTTTACATCGAGAAAAAAGTCACCTTCGACTGCAGATCGAAGAGTGGTGATGTCTTTCTTGAACTTAGAAGTAATAGTCATCTTCTGTATTGATTACTCTGTAATTATAGAGTGTCTGACCAGGTAGGTCAAGGGGTCAGTCGCGAAACTGACCGATAGGGATTGTGAGGATCGAACTCACCTTAGGCAAATTATGAGTTTGCTGCATTCACCAGATTGCTAAACCCCCAAGTAGGACTGCTGGGAATTGAACCCAGTTTACCCCGTTATAAGCAGAGAGCATTAACCAATATGCGACAGTCCCTCAGGATCCTTCGTTGTTTTGCTCTGTGTATATTCGTATGAGTTCATCATCCGCTGGTATCATTACTGCCCTATCTCCGTTCTCATTCTCTACTCCTATTGTCTCCCCACTTTCCACTCTTTCCATCAGAGTTTCCCAATTGCTCTGCCAGTATTCCACGGAATAAAAATGCATCTTGCCATTATGTATAAGACATTTATTTGAACGGAGAGAGTGAGATTTGAACTCACGGAGGACTTGCACCCTCAGTAGTTTTCAAGACTACCGCAATAAACCACTCTGCCATCTCTCCTAACGAACATCAAAGTCCAATTTACGGATTTTACGTTTTTTCCTCTCTTCCTGGAAGGACAGATCGGAAGAACTAAGGACACCTTTTTGTTTGATTTCCTTTGTTGATTTTACCATGACAACTTGATTCAAGTCAACGGCTGTAACTTTATCCATAGTTACAACCATCATGTTAGGACACCCACAAGACTGTGGGTGTTTACCTCCTGTAATTTCTTTGTTGCATCTTTTGCATCTTACGATGATCATTGTCCATAGACCTCCTGAGAGAATGGGCGAAGAGGGGATCGAACCCCCGACAACTTGAATGTAAATCAAGTGTTCTACCTCTGAACTATTCGCCCGACTCCCCTACTCTACCAACTGAGCTACAGGGGATTACTACTCCTCGTCTGGTTGAGGAGATTTGATTTTATGAGTAACTTTTGCCCAATCTTTGTCAAAGATCTCAAGACCTTTGTCCGTCAAAATATGGCTATACATTTTCTGGAAGATATCAGGTGGCATCGTTACCACTTGGGCTCCATTATAATAGGATCTAACAACCCTCTGAACATTACGAATTGAAGCTGACAGTACCTGAGTTTTCACACCGTGAATACGATATAACTCAGAGATAGACCTGACTACTTCAAGACCAGCAACAGATTGGTCATCAAGTCGTCCTACAAATGGTGAAACATAGGTAGCTCCAGACTTAGCTGCCAAGATTGCTTGAGCCGCCGAGAAGACTAGAGTGACATTCACCTTAATTTTCTCATTAGCCAGATAGGCACAGGCCATGAGTCCATCTTCAGTACAAGGTACTTTGATAGTAGCTACATTACCAAAACGATTATACAATCTCTGGCCTTCTTTAACCATCTCATTGTAGTCACCAACTACTTCCATACTGATATCTTTGATACCAATGTCTTTTATTTCCTGATATGCATCAGTAGGACTCCTACCACTCTTCATGATCAGAGTGGGATTGGTGGTGACACCATCAATTAACCCAGTGTTATAGTGCCTGCGGATAATATCGGTATCAGCAGTATCTAAAAAGATTTTCATTGAACCTTGAAACTGAATAGATGAGTAGTATTTATAGTAAGTGGCCGGGGGTGAAAACCCCCAGACCTCTTCACACGGAAGGGGATTGTTTCGGGGAAACCCCGAAGCCTCTGACAAGATTTGAACTTGCGACCTGAATATTACAAGTATCCTGCTCTACCACTGAGCTACGGAGGCGACGGGTCAGGAGGGACTCGAACCCCCGACCAATTCATTAGAAGTGAATTGCTCTATCCATCTGAGCTACTGACCCATATGGTAGTTCCTATCGCCGCTAACCCTGAACTACCAAGGAGGTTACCGCAGTGACCTCTCGATCACTCTTTTACTATAACAGACCCGCCCCTGACTGCCAACCCTCTTGGAATGTCTCGGAACCACCACCAAGGGGTGGAATAGGGTCTAATGCGAGAGTAGTGGCTACATTCTTTGTGGCAATCTCATACATTAGTTCATGGATGTTCTCTGGTTCCGTTGTCTGTACTGACCACGAACCGCCAACACCTCCATCCATATTAACAACAATATCGTCACTAGGATCTTCAATAGATTTTTGATATTCCATTTGAGTTTCTGTCAAGATTGGTTCACTAAACCACTTATCGTAAGGTGTAAGAATTGGTGCTGGATAAGTCATGTCTGCCAGTGATAGTGATAGAAGTTTCCTTTAGGGTCGCACATCGGGTCTTCCGATGATACCCGATATCTTAACATACTCTGACCCTTGAAGTCAGTTCTGTTTCCGATAATACTATATGCTTTGAGAAGGTTTTGTTTACCCTCTTCAGACTTGAGTCTGTTTACTAAAGTAGTGCTTGCCACTGGTCGGTGAAAGTCAAAACCCTGATACTGACCAGGGGAATAAACAACATCAGCAACAGTGTTGGGAAAATATTGTGAGTTTACCCGATTGAGAATTGATACAGCTACACAATATTCATCAAAGGTATTCTTTGCCGCTTCAACGGAGACCGCTCTGGCAAGATGGTCATAATCTACGGCGCTAAGTGCCAGAATCGTTTCCAAAATCATAATAGTCTTTTCTATAGTACCTTCCTAGGACATTACTATTGTAGTAGGCAGGAGTCCCGTCTGTCAAGCCTTCTGTCAGCACATCGTTCAAAAACAACTGACGAGTCTCCTCATAGTTTACTTTACCAGGAGTTTTATGTAGGCTCAATATAGTTCTTCTAAAGGATTCCTTTCCGAACCGATTAACATCCTCTTTAAGCTCTGGACAACTACCGTAGTATTTTCTCCAGTCACTTTCAGACGTAACTCTCCTTGGTCTGGGATTGATAGTTGTAGGTCTAGGCTTTCTTCGTTGCCAAAAATACTTTCTCCCAATGTACTGTCGTTGGTTCTTGAGATTGGTAATGTTATACACAAAACCGTAAAAGTCCCGAATAAGGCTCCCATCAAAAGGGACGCCATTATATCTCCAGGGATTGGGGTACTCAGGGTACTCTTGATTTTCTTCCACATAACTAAATCACTTTGAGGTATTTAGAACCTCCTGATTGAACCACCAGTCATCAACCTTTTTGGCTGTGACTGGTGTAAGTGGTTCAATGTTGTCCATCAACATCCAAATCAAATTAAAGTTTGAATCCTGAGAAGGTGTCTTTTTTAACATCTTGTTTGATTCCTCCAACGACGTAACTTTCAACCTCAGTCTCTTGTGGTGCAACTTGCAAACCCTTAGATGAAATCCAATGTTGGGTCCATGGGAGGGGATTGTTCTTTGCTGAAATATCATAGACTGGTTTCAATCCGATGCCTTTTAATCTACGATTTGCGATCCATTCAACATACTGTTGTAACAGTTTGTCATTCAGACCAATCATTGATCCATCTTTGAACAGATAATCTGCCCATCTCTTCTCTTCATTGACAGCTCTGTCAAACATTGCATAGGTCCACTCTTCCTCCTCTTTCATAATCTGTTTCATTTCGGGGTCGTCCCCTTGTTTCCATTTGTTGAGGATATTTTGAGTAATTGCAAGATGCTGATTTTCATCTCGTGCGATAAGAGAGATGATTTTAGCGGATCCTTCCATAAGCTTGAGTTCACCAAACGCAAACGAGCAAGCAAAGGAGACATAGAACCGTATACCTTCCAAAATGTTGACGTTCGCCACTGCTCTGTAGAGTTTTCTTTTGACATCTCTTCGATCCCAATTTGCGGTAGGTGAATCCCTCCAATTATCTTGCCACATCTGACTACCACCCCATGTTTGAGCGCAGTTAATGAAATTATCATATGATTCTGTAACACTGGAGGCACGTTCCAGAATACGTTCATCAGTCACAATCTTATCAAAGATCTCTGAAGGATCTGAATAGATATTCTTAATGATATATGTGTAAGAACGACTGTGGATCATCTCCATGAATCCCCAGACTTCCATACATGCTTCTAGTTCAGGTAGACTACAGTAAGGAATAAAAGCCATCCCAGGACCACGCCCTTGAATGGAGTCAAGCATAATCTGATACTTGAGATTGCTAGTATAGATGTGTTTCTGTTCTGGGCGAAGCGATTGATAATCTCCACGATCTTTCTGTAGTGATACCTCCTCTGGTCTCCAAAAATATCCCAGTTGTTGGGTTGTAAGTTTGTCAAAGATAGGATACTTGTAGGAATCATACCTTTGAACTCCAAGGGGTTTACCAAAAAACATTGGTTGTTTCTTTGTATTGACCTGTTCTGTATTAAAAACGGTCATCCCCCTCACATCATTCATATTATTCTTAACTGGAGAAACTTTAAACTGCACAGGATTCACACTCTCCCTCCTCTATTTGTTCTAATTCTGATAACAACGAATCTAATTTAGACTTCTGGTCTTCGTCCTCAACCTCATCAGATTTGAGGTCATTTGTATTTTGATAATAAGAAGTCTTCCATCCATACTTATATGTAGTCAAGAGGTCATTTGCCATTTCTGAAACGGGAACCTCATTTTCTGGATAATGTTCAGGATTGTACGACCAGTTACCAGATATAGCTTGATCGAAGAATTTCTGCATCACAGATACTACATTTATGTACCCCTTATTATTAGGCATCTCCCACAGAAGTGTGTAATTATTTTTCAGACTTTGATAGGAGGGAACAATTTGCTTAAGAGGCCCTTTCTTTGATTTTTTAACGGACAGATAGTCTCTAGGTGGCTCGATTCCATTTGTTGCGTTTGACACAACGGAACTGCTCTCTGATGGCATCTGAGCAGACAATGTTGAGTGCCTAAGACCGTATTCGGATATAGATGACCGAAGAGCCTTCCAATCATGTGATAACTCCTGTGAAGTAATCTCGTCCACATCTTCCTTATATGTATCAATTGGGAGGATACCATCTGCATACTTGGTACGACCAAAATATTCACAATGACCTTTCTCCTTAGCTAAGTTGTTAGAGGACTTCAAGAGGTAATACTGAAAGGACTCAGATAGTCCATGGACAGCGTCCCATGCCTCTTGGTCATCATACTTATAACCCAATTTAGCAAGATAATGAGCCAAACCAATGAATCCAATACCCAGAGAACGACGAGACTTGGTCGCAATCTCCGCGGCCTTAATGGGATAGTCTTGATAGTCAATCAACTCGTCTAGAGACCTCACAGAGAGATCACAGAGGTCTTCAAGTTCCTCGTCGGTCTTAATCTTACCCACATTAACAGCCGAGAGAATACAAAGAGCAATTTCACCAGACAGATCATCGATGTGGTTGAGTGGATATGTGGGAAGAGTAATCTCTTGACATAGGTTACTCATGTTCACCTTATCCTTAAAAGAGGAGTGACTATTACAATGGTCAATGTTCATAATGTAGATACGACCAGTCTCAGCCCTCTCTTTCAAAAGATCAAGAATTAATTTTTGTGCCCCGATAGTCTTTCTTGGAATAGACTCGTCTCGTTCAAAACCCACATATAGATCATCGAACCTGTCAGTACCAAAGGAATCATACAGACCTGGTACATCATGTGGTGAGAAGAGGCTAATCTCCTCATCCGCAATGAAACGTTCATAGAAAAGTTTTGAAAGTTGGATGGAGTAGTCAAGTTTCCTTACCCTGTTGTCTTCGGTCCCTTTGTTGTTCTTGAGAACAATAATGTCCTCTATTTCTTGGTGCCAGATTGGGAAGTGGACAGTCGCTGAGCCACCTCGTATTCCATTTTGTGTACAACACCTGACAGTTGATTCAAACTTTTTAAGGAATGGTACAACACCTGTATGTTGAACTTCTCCGCCTCTGATTTTAGCGTTGATGCCACGGATTCGACCCGCGTTGATGCCGATTCCCGCCCTTTGTGCAACGTATCTACCAATAGCCATATCAGAGCTAAAGATACTATCGAGGGTGTCATCAACATCAACAAGAACACAGCTAGCAAATTGTCGAAGTGGAGTTCGCACTCCCGCCATGATAGGTGTGGGAATGTTGAGTCTGTGTTTGGAGATCGCGTCGTAGTATCTTTTGACATATGAGATCCTTGTCTCCTTTGGATATTCTTGGAAGATCGTCAAAGCGATCATCATATACATGAACTGTGGAGTCTCGTATACTTTTCCAGAACTCCTATCTTGTACTAGATATTTATCTACAACCTGTCTCAAACCAGCATAGGTAAACAGGAAGTCTCGATCATGATCAACCCAATGACCGACCTTCTCAATCTCTTCTTGTGAATACTTAGTAAAGATATCTTTGTCATACACGCCAGCATAACACTTCTCAATGATATGATCAATCAATTTGGGGTGTTCACTCCTACGACCAAACATCTGTTTCCTCAGAGAGAACAGAAGAAGTCTAGCAGCCACAAACTGATAGTTAGGATGATCTAAATCAATCAGATCACTGGCACTCTTGATGAGGATTTCTTGAATCTCATCGGTTGAGATACCATCATAGAACTGAATACCTGATTGCATCTCTACCTGACTCGCAGAGACCCCTGCAAGACCCCTGGTTGCTTCTGCAACCATCAGATGCATCTTATCAAGGTCAAGAGATTCAATACGACCATCTCTCTTTTTAACCTTTGTACCGTTGCTCATATCTTTTTCCAGGTGGTGAATTTAAGTTTAGCTTCTAATCCAGAATATACATTCGATTTTACCAGTTCTGGGACTTTGTGTCCAGCGAGAACCATGTCATTAAGGTCTTTCTCTCTCATATTTGATGGCCAGATGACGACCTTTCCTCCCCGTTCAATGACTCGTTCAATGCGGCTGACAATTTCTTTATTACGGGGTTCATTATCGTAAACATAAACGATATCGCTTCCCTCAAGATCACGAATTTCACCGTCGCTACCACACATAGCCACACTATTAGGGAGGAAAGTACTGTCAAAGGGTCCTTCGACGATATAGACGGGAAACTCTTTATCAATTGTATCAAGCCCATAGACTTTTGGTGCATCTTCATCAAACATAATGGTTAAGTATTTAATAGGGTTACGATCTAGAGCCCTTCCCTGCAATCCTATCAACACATTATTTCTCACCAGAGGAATAACAATCCTCGGATCTTCATATTTACTCTTACTTCCAGTGAACTTATTGAAATCTTCGCAGTAGTAGAAAGGACCTCTCTCACGAAGAATAGCCCTTGACTCCAGATACTCTCTTGACCTAGGTACATCAAAAGCATCAGGCAAATCAAGTCTAACCTTCTTCTCAAACACAGGTTTAGAAGACTCTAAATTCTTGAATATATCATCTGGAGTTTCAGCCACATAGTTCTTACCAGTATGACCCTCTTTGAACTTCTCGAAGATATATTCTTTATGTGTCTCAGGATCAACCTCTTTCAAGAAGTTATTAAAGGACACACTGATACCACAATTGTGACACTTGTAATTTGTATTATTCTTGACCCTGTAAAGATATCCACGAGCCTTATTCTTCTGTTTCTGAGAGTCACCACAAATAGGGCAACGGAAGTTATAAAGATATGGTTTGACCTTTTTAAACTTAGGAAGTCTAGAAGATATCAAATTGATGTATTTGACATCAATAAAATCCATTAACCCTCAATAGCGCTTCTTTGGATTGTAATAGGTTCTGGTAGTGGTGTCAATACCTTACTGATGAGTTTGTTATTATTGATCATAAAGGTGAGAACAGTTAGACCACCAACTGCCATCCACACTCTTCTTTCTAATTGACGTATTCTTTGCAGTACGAGGTCATGATCCCTGTCCATTTTATCACGGAGTTTGTCAATTTTAGTAAACAGTACTGTGTCAATTTCTTCCTGTTTTGATATTCGTTCTTCATGAACAGCGAGCATTCTGCTAACTGTTGTATTTACCTCAGATAATTTTTCAATCGCTGCATCAATCCTCAACACTACGGGTTTAAGATCTTGTAGTTTTTGATCTAGTACCGCTATTTTAACTTGATGATCTTCCATTGGTAGGACTCCAAGTTTTTCTTAACCCCTTTTGGTAGATATATCTTTTTTTCTTCCTTACTGGTGGATCATCACCAGCTTCAGATGTACCTGCGATATTTCCTTGTCCAACATTATTAGTTGGCACTACTCCCTCTTCAGAGAGTTCTCTCTTAATAATGTTTAGAATCTTTTTAAACTTCTTGTCATCCATCTGAGATTTTCTCCAATTCTTCCCAACATCTTTGGTCTAATGGTATCTCATGAATATAAGTATGAGGATACTCTGGTAATCTGTTTAAAAAAACTATGAAAGTTTTAATAGATGACCAGAGATTATCTTCAATCTTATAGAAGAACATAGGCGTTGCGGCATCCCCAAAGATGTTATAGAGGATGATAAAATGATTGATCAACAAGTGTGTCTTAAGTTCGCCACTATTCTTATATCTCTTCAGTAACCTTTTGATATACCTGAAATGGTTTAAATCCTTTTCAAAGTCTTCTTTAGTTACTGCTTGCGGATTCTCATAATTTTTAATAGCGAAGAGGAGAAAGTTCTCCTCATTCAATTCAGAAAATAACATTTATCAGACAGGTGGGTTTCCGTATACAGGTGCGTTACCCGTGGTGATACCAGACATAGCAACCAGAACCTCTTTTTTAACTCTCAGAGCTCCTTCATTGTCGTTATAGGTTGTAACACCAACCCAACCTACACCAGCCTCATATGCGGTTCCGCTGGTGGCATCTACACCACCTTCAGCAACACCATAGACTCGTGAGTCCACATCTGATCTGGTCTCAGAATAGGTCTGATCCAGAATGGATGACTTAGGAAGTTGAGATACACTGAAGTTTGTTCCTGCAATCGCAACACCACTCAAACCCATGGTGGATCCAATTGTACAAGAAATAGTTGATGCGATTGAAACGATTACTGCATCACCAATGTAAATGTTACTGTCACCGAATCTGATAACATCACCTTCTTGTGGTTCACCAGTTCCGCCGAAAGTAGTGCCAGAACCAGTAACTACACCAGTACCATAGTTAAGAGATACGGTTCCAGTAGATCCCACATTATCATTATTGCCCCAAAGTGCCATGTCCTCTACCTTATAAGATTGATTAGCTAATAATATTTATCACTCCTCATCTCTTGACTTGATAGCCTTTGTGACTACCTCAAGGAGTTGATCGTCCATGTCAGTCTTGGTCAACTTAACTGCTTTAGCAAGAATAACAAGACAGATCTCAACCATTTTCTCACCCAGTTCTTCATTCTCAGGAATTTTATTAATAGCATCAGTGATAATTTTTGATGCCAATGGAAGTAGAAAGGATAGCATAGTAATAATTCATAACTACACTATATATAAATCAATCTTTATTTGATACTCACTTTTTCTTCATTTTGTCATAACGTTTGACTTCACCAGGTCTGAGTCTATCCTTAACCTCTTTGGCTTTGTCATAGAACTTACCAAACTTCATCCTTTTATCTTGTTCTTTATGACGTTTCTTCTCATCATCATACTTCTTCATTAGTTTGGTATCTGAGTAATCAACTGACTCACCCATTCCTCCGCCATTGCCGTTTCCATTACCGTTCTTGGTTTCAGAATCGTCATCAACAGTATGTCCATTCTCCTTACGAAGCATACCAGCTGGACCAACTACCTTGAATCCCTTGGGAATTGGCTTACATTTCTTGTCAGTATAACAGTAATAATATCCTGCCTTACAGGAATTATGGCCCTCTTCCACCTCTACCTTATTAGGTAGTCCTTTATGTTTCGTTTTAGCAAACTTTTTCACGTCGGACTTGGACATGGAGGTAGCAGCTTTGGAAACCTCAGACGACGGCGAGGCCATTTCACCTTTCTGAGCCGCTCTAACCATCCCGAAGAATCTTTGTTGGGCTTTTGACTTTGCTGGCATGATTCAATCTCCACGATATCTCGAACCAGGGCGAGGACCAGTTGCATCAGTCATTTTCTGTGCATCTGTTCTAGTATCCTTGGATGAATTCTTAGCCATTTGTTTAATCTGAGCCGCACGTTGTTTCTGACGGTCACCAGGTTCATATGGTTTTCGTTTTGCGTTTGCCTCGCGAGAGATTCTCATCTGGTCATCTATACTCAATCCTTCCATATGACCAGAGGGTAACTTACCTTGTTTCTGCATCTGAAGTCTCTGTCTTGAGAGCATATGTTGTTTTCTCATCATCTGTTCTTTAGCAGCCAACTGTCTCTTTGTCTGAGCATCGTTGGTTGAAGTTGAACCAGCTGCCTCATCAACTTCTTCTACTTCCTCTTTTTTCACAGTAGGAGCCATGACTTTCATATGAGGATCATACTTAACATCAGTCTTCTTAGTGGGTTTGGTGTCTTTGATAGAAGGAGCATCCTTAGGGAAATCACCCTCTTCAATCTCAACCATCTCTAGAATCTGACCACCGAGTTGTTCGATAGCTTCAGTCATTCCTTGTGGAGGATTGATGACAATCTTATTCTTTATTTTCTTTTCAGAGATTTTCTCACGGGATTTCTCATCAGTTTTAGGTTTTGAAGAGGTCACATCAACCAATTCACGAATTTCCCCCCTCCAATCAGAGAATGACTCTTTTGCAGTTTTTGTTCTAGTTGTAGAATACAATCTCTTATTACCTACTCCAGGAATAAACTCACCAAGTTCACCCTTTGCCTTATCATTTTTGTCAGTATCTCCATCTACATCAGTATCAATCCTCTTAACTGCTTTCTTTACTAATTTCTTGATGTCTCCCGTTGGAACTTCATGAGGTTTATGTGCCTGTCCATGAATTTCTGTAATTTCCGTATTCTCTTCTTGTTCGTCCATAGGACAGTCCTTAATCCCATGTTCGGGACATTCTTTACCTTCTTTGGTGTGATTACACTTTTTTTCTTCAACCATTTCGGTTGATTCCATGAATCCAAGTTTTTGTCTCAGAGCAGTTCTCTCAGCTCCACTTAGTTGATTCTTGGCAACATAATCATTGAACGCCTTTGGAAGGGGAACGTTGTCCCTACGAGCCTGATATCTGATAGCTTTTGCGTGAGATCCAACGTCTACAGATTGTTGTGGGTTCTGTCCTGCTCCATCCTCTTGTTCTTTGAGAGTTTGGAGGTAGATATTACTCAACTCCTTGAGTTCAATGTCCATGAGACCAATTTACTACTTTTTCCTGTACTTATTTATGAAATCTCTTCCACTTGGACCCCCATAAGCCTTTGCTCCAGGTTGAAGATTGGTCTTATCACCTTTATTGAACCCTGGTGTGAGGTCTGCCAGGTTCTTAAAGTACCCATCTGTACCTATCAAAGTGTTTGGTTTACCAGGAACTCTCTTCTTTCTGGCCATTTTGACCTCAGTATACTCACGGATATCCCTAATCCAGGACTTGAACATTACATTATCCTCTGTCACACAGATCAAATAGTTAGTTCCTCTACGGATAACCTTACCAACCAGTCCAGTGTTCAGATTTTCAACCAGTTGATCAACATTGAAGATTTTACCATTAATATAATTCTCTCTAAGGTTCTTCCAGTCGAATCTGGGTGCAATTTCCCACAAATTCCAACTCTCTTTAGTGACCTTCATCCTCTTTTTGAGGTTGGTCATCATCATTTTAGCTGTTTTATCATCAATCAAGTCTGGAATACCAGTACGATACGTTTCAAAATCATCTTCCATAGCCGCTTTTCTCATCTTAGAAGCGGACATTCCCTCTACACCCTCTGCATCTGGGTCTCTTTCACCAGCCGATACAGTCTCCACGTCAGAAAAATCATAGAGTTTTCCATTGTAGTCCCCTGAGAGCTTGGTGAACTCTTTAACCCTGTCACCACCGACCACAATTTTAACACTTGAAAATCCATCTTCATGAGCCTGTTTCAAAACATCAAAAATAGTCTTAGAGTTGGGGTCATTGACAATACTACCCGCATGATCGGGATACATTTGCTTCATGACATCAATCTTTTCGTCAGGATCATACGGATTTTTCTTTGGATCGTGTGATCTAGAAGGATAAATCCTCAAAGAACCCTTACCTGCTGATTTTTTAGCGGCGTCAAGTAGTTTCTGATGACCTATTGTGGGGGGATTGAACCTTCCAAAGGTGACGGTGAGAGGTCCAAGATCCTCTTTAGGTGACCCGTCAGCTCTCGTAGGCGCTGGCATTCTCCTTGGCTTTCCGTCGCCAAACGTTCCAAACTCTCCTTGTTGTTGTCCATCACTTTCAGGCTCTTGTTGAGTGGTTTGGGTCTTTCCTGATGGTTCCTCCTGTGGAGGTTCCTCCTTAGTGAGCATCTTAAGAGTTCCGCGACTGGTTACAGCCACTCTATTCCCCTCTTTATCATACCAATTACCGTGCCCATCCCCTGTTAGACCCTTAGATTGAGCCTGATCGGAGATAGATGACGTTCTCGCTTCCTTGAGAAAGTTGAAAAAACTCTTCATCAGTTGTATTTTCCCATGAAAGTATTTAGAAGATCAGACGGACAACAAATTCTCAATCACATTGTTCTTAGGAATTTCTTCAGGATGTAGACGACGTTGATAGTTCATGATCAGAAGTTCTTCCTTCTTATTCTTGTTCTCCTTACGGTGAGCGAGACTATAACGAAACTCAAAGTTCTCCATGTGAAAGTCAGCAAACTGTTCACGCAACCAAGGGTGTTCATTATAGGTAATCATCCAGTTGTGAGTAGTATCCTTACATGATTTGACAAAATCTTCATGACAAAAACTAGTATGCATCTCCTTGTCCTTACCATACAACATATCTTTGATGAGATATGGAGGGTCAAGGAACACAAATACGTCCTCACCAGGAGCTTCCATCAGGTCACGATAGTCCTGATTGGTGATCCTCCAGGGTTGAATGATCTCACTGATGTTAGCAAGTTTCTTGATCTTACTCTGTGAGAAGATAGTGTTCTTGTAGGAGTCACGAATGAAAGCGTTCTTGTTCTGTTCAGTGAAACCACCGAAACTAGAACGATTCAGGACATAGAAAGCAGTGGCAAGATCAAAGTCATCATCAGAAGTATCGATAAGACCCCTCATGTTAGCGTAGAGAGTTCGGTGTTTCTTCTCCAGTTCCTCTACACCCTCAGCACGACAAGCTTCATCCTTGAGTTCAAGGAGTCGATTGATAAGGGAGTCAGGATTCTTCTGGAGTTGTGTCCAGAAAGCAAACAGATTGTAGTACAAATCATTGACCCAGACAGGAACATCTGGATACATGACAGAAAAGGTAAGAGCACAGGATCCACCACCGAGGAAACCCTCACGATATTCCTTGATGTTCTCAGGGAGCATGTTCTTACGGAACAGATAGTAAATGATCCGTGACTTACCACCAGGATAACGGAGGACAGTCGGATACTTACGACGTTCAGTAGTCTTGGCCATGTGTTTCAATCTCTATAGTATAATATTAGCATGAAAAGACCACCCAGTCAAGTCAGATGGTCCAGTTTTCTGGTTGTCACATCATTTTGATGTAGGGTCCAGACACTCCTTTGATACTAGATCCAGCATATCTATACATGTCTTCCACAAGTTGATCCATTTTCTTCTTGTCGCTCAATGGTAGATTATCAAACAGTTCCTGTACAAGGAACTTAGATTGTCTATAATTTACATTAGAAGACAGGATCATCGTGACAATGGCTTCCTTGTCTTTGCTTGGAACAAATCCATGTGTTACCATAGACTTTGCCATATTCTTAGCTGTTGTATCACTATTTTTTGTAGCTATGTTTCTAGATGGAATGTTGTCAGTAATTTGTTTGATTCCATGAGCCTTGAGAACATCATTAAGAGGACCATGAGATATCTTACCATGTCTTGCAGTACCACCAGGAACAAGAACCTCACCAGACCAACCACCAGAAGCTGTGAATGTTCTGAAGTTAATCTTCATTTGACTATTACCCTTCTTCATTACGATATAACCACTGGTGGATGCAGGTGGTGACTCAACACCGACATAAGAAAAGGTAGGAGCGGATTTGTCAGTAGGGAAGTTTATTTCACTGATATTTCCAGTACTACCAAGTTTCTTCAGTGATACACCAATAACCTTCTCATCCTTTAGATATTCATACATCAAAGCATTTAGACCAAGGATAGTGTTCTCCTCTTTCAATGGACTTGGGTCAAATCCAGGTTTGATAAGGTAGATATCAGCAGGAGACCACTTGTTTAGATTGACAGAAAGACCTTCTTTCTGTTTGACCTTAGTGAAAGCTGCCTCAATAATAGCAACCTTTCTACTTCCCCTGTGACATTCAAATGATTTACCAGTATATCTTTGTCTCAAAAGGTTAGCTCCTTTGACTGATGACATTACCCAGTCATCAGTCAGTTTCTTCTCAACATCCTGAAGAGTTGAAGTAACATCTGCCTTTGTCATTGCTTTGGTGAAGTTACCTGCTGTCAAATCAGCCTCTGTAATGTTCCCATTCTTAACATTAAATGCAATTGAACAGTACACAGCCTGTGCCGACTCAGCTAGAGCTGTAGATACCTTAGCATCAGAAGCTGTCTTATAAATGATAGTGAATGTAGACTTGTCACTTAATTTTACAATCGTACAAGGATATCCAGAATGAGAAGATATTATTTTCTCCTCAAACCCGATTTGTTTTTGTTTGAATTTCTTTTTAACTTTATCTGATGCTTCTACTCTGTTCTGGGCCCTGACAATAAGATTCGTTGAACGAGGACCAGCAGATTTAATATCGGTCTTCTCACCCCCAAGAACTTCGTTCAAGGCTATATGAAACTTATCAGTTGGGACTCCACTCATTTTTGCAATTCCTCTAAGTAATCTAATGACACCAACTCACTGTTGTAATCAGGACCAAAGTATTCTTTCACTTTAATCGGTACACCCATAACTGTAGGCCACCCACTCGCGACATGGGTGTAAATGGTCTCAGTATCCTCGTTCACAAAGTGTGGCCAAGGATACTTACGCTGTCTCAAACTCATCAATCTTCCCAGGAGTCAACAACCTCAATAATACGATCTAATTCAGCATCTGTAAAGCTCTCACCCATTTTCTTCTTGAATTCTGCCTTACGGAACTTGAGGTACTCTCTATCCTTGTTACCCATACGGGCTTGACCCTGAGGTTTCTTGGAACCACCAGCAGGGTTAGTACCAGTGTTCTTTGCTTTGTAGGAGTAGTTAGCTCCACTACCCTTAGAATCACCAGAGATCATCTTACCAGCGTCTGAACGGGAGTCCTGATACTGTTTCTCGGTCTGACCATGCTTACCCTTGTAGAGTTCCTCTACGTTCTGAACTTCCTCTTTCTTGAACTGAGGATGATCATCCAGTTTCATACCACGCTTCTTCTCAAGACGCTTCTTTTGCTCATCAGAATCATTACCTCTGATGTTCTTACTGATTGCCTTACGGCGTTTCATCAGATAAGAATCAGTTGAATCCTTCTTACCATCGTTATTGACATCACCGTCCTCTTTCCCTACGGGATCGAGTTTAGCTTCACTCATCTTCTTGGCTACATTAACAGCCCCACGAGCTACCTTCATAGCCCCCTTCTTAATCATACCTTTGAGACCAGACTTAGCCTTAGCCTTCATCTCAGTACCAGCTCTCTGAGCTTGGGCTGACATGTTCTTGGTGGATTGTCCAGCTCTTCTAGCCTTCATTTTAGCTAAAGCCTTAGCGTCTCTGTAAGCTCCGTATGCCTTGACTGCGCCCTTAGAGGCTTTCATCTTGACCTTACCAATGGCTGACTTCAGACCCTTCTCAAGTCTGTCAGTCTTCTTAGACTTAGCACTCTCAGTATCATGACCGAAAGTTACCTTAGCTTCAGAGATAACGGTAGTAAAAATTGATTCACACTCTTCTACAGTATATCCCTCCTCAAAGAGTTCTTGAAGAACCTCCTCGCAGATATCCTCTAAATCAGGATCACTAATCATGGAGAGATCCATCTCTGCGATTTCATCTCTCTTTGAAAGTAATTCTTCTCTAGCTTCTGTATTATGAACAGCCGAATAGGCTTCCATAAAGTTACGCATTGATGAAGACATCTTCTCTACAATTACTATTTCCTAGTGTTATTTATACCTTAGTGCGTTTAAGATGATGACATAGTTCCCCGTAAAGAAATCAAATCGCATCCTCTTCTTCCTCTTCTTTCTTTTTGTTGAAACCAAATGGACCAGTCAATTTCTCTTCCAATTTTAGTTTCAAAGCAACACCACCAAGAGTTTCCATAACCTTCAGGATGTCTTCAGTCTTAGCACCTTCACCAAGTTCCTTGGATACATACCAATACTTCTCCCAGAAGTTTTCACCAGCTTTCTTGTAGTCTTCAAGAGTTAGCAGTTTCATTTTCAATTACCTCCTTAATTTGTGTTTCAATTTGTTCGTCAATTTCAGTGATTACATTACGAAGATCAACAACTCGTTGAGGACAACAGGTTGGATCATATGTATAGTCCTTTGTATCACGGAAGAGTGATGCTCTTACTGCGGCTGCAGCTCTAACATCCATTTCAATTTTAATCATACATCTCCAGATTTACGGTTTTCAGAGTAGTGAACATCAAACGATCCACCAGGGTATCGTTTCTCAAGTTTCTCTACATTCATCTCAATGATCTCATCGATCGAGGTATTTAACCCCATACAGGCTTGGGCCACATACCACATGATATCACCCAGTTCTCGTTTCATATGAAACAAGTTTTCTTCATTAACAGGTTTTCCTTGAAAGATAATCTTCTTGACAATCTCAGTAAACTCACCTGCCTCTGCTGACATACCTACAGCAGCAGTAAGCAATCGCTCGGTAGGAAATTCCTGTCCTTCAAGTTCTTGGATACGATATACAAAAGCTTCGTGATCTTTACTTTGTTCCGAGGTAACGCCATTTACAAATTCAAGGTATCGTTGAGTGTCTACAGTCATACGTTAAAAGGTTGTTGTTGATTTTCAGGAAGGGTTTGTTGCATCGGTAACTCCAAATCTGGAGACACTCTAATATATGGGACATCCACGGTCTGTGGAGTTTTGAGATAAATCTTGTGATAAGTGTATCTTGGATACCTTTCCAAGATCTTCTCCACATCTACCATAGTACCACAGTGTCTATATCTATTACCATCCTCATCTCTTATCTCATAGACATAAGGTGATTCAGTTTTTGCAAGTTGTGATTGTAAATTCTTAGTAGTTAATCCCATTAGAATTTGAATCCCTCAAAGGTCTTCTTTGGTTTTTCCTCATAACTATACTCCTCATCCTTACTATTGTCAAGGATA